GTCAAAGGCGACGCCGGTTTTCAGTCTTTGGTCGTGCAGCCCATCGTATTCGATGCAATCTGCGAGTTCTGAGCACAAGGCGGATAGGGTTGAGGCGTCCGAACTGGCTCGCTCTCCGATGAATTTTCCTTTGAGCGTGAACGCATCCGGCGGCACTGGTGCCGGTGCAGGCGTAGGGATCGAGCGGCTCGGCATGAACGCAATCGCCGCAGCCACGAGCAACGCCAACACGGCGACGTGCTTGCCGTCGATCGTCGGCATCTTTGCCGTAGCGACGAACGCCTTCGCCTTCTCGGCGATCTGCTGACCAGCCAGCAAGTAGACGGCGAACGCCACGAGTAGAGCTGTGATCACGCGGAAGCCCTCACAAGAGGCAGTAAGGATTCAATAGCGCCAGATGCCAGAGCGAGCACGAACGCCCGCAGGGCAGGACGCAAGATTGCCCAGAACGGCCACGCCACCAGCGGCAGGCACGACACGGCTACCGTGTCGAACAGGACGGCGACAGCCTCCAACGCCAACGCTTTCTTGTCGGCACCAGAGAGCGTCGATACGCCGTCGAGCGACTTCACCGAGAGCCGAAGCAGGGCGACCATCAGCCGCCCGAACTCCTGCCACGTCAGACCATCCGCCGCCGTGCGCCGGGCATCGGCGAGGAACGACGATATTTGTGCGTCGATGACGGCGACGGCGGATGGATTGTCTGCCATGCCGCCAGACTAGGGCGGCTGGACGGAATCCTAGACCGGCTCTGCCCGTTCCTGCTCTCGGTGCAATACGAGAGCGATAGCCGCATAACAGGCGATGTCTTGTAGCGTGTCTTCCACGCCGTCAAACTCGCATTTCCCACGCCGGAAATACGCTTTGAGTCTGTGCATCTTGTCCGAGATCCGCAGGATGCAGCCTGCCCACGCTGGCATATTCACAACGTCGGCACTGTTGCGGATGTTGCTCAGTGCGTCCTCGTCAATTCCGTAATCCATTGTTTTCCGCAGGTGCAGCGCCCGCAGTTCATCGAGCACCGCGAGGAACTCACGGGAGCCGGGCCGGATGTCGTCGCTCTGCTTGGCGAGGATGCTGTCACCCGTCCACCGGATGTCGTCCGGTGCTGCTTCCATCTCTCGCTGTCCTTGCAAGATCCAATCAGCCGGGATCTGCTCTTCTCTCTCGGCGTGGTACTTCTCGGCGCTCGCCTGCGTGATCTCACGCCACCGCTCCGGTGCGTCGTCCTTGGCGTGGCACTTGCCGCCGTCGCAGCAGCCGCCGGCAAGGCGAGTCTCCACCGCTGCCCGCAGTTGTGCGTTGCTGCTCTCTAAATCCGTAAGAAATCCTTGCATCTTTTTCCTTTCGATTAGAAGGCGAGCGACATCCGCCGCCAGCGATCCCGATGTGCCGCACCACTGCCCCTGATAGCGATACGCTCGCTGGCGTGCCTCGGCGATGTACTCGTCAGTCAATTCGTAGTCCATGCGTCAAGCCTTCACGCCTGCGACGTGCATGGACGACAGCCCGCCGGCGTGGTCGTAGAAGAACGTCTCCATTGCCTGCCGTGAGCCGATGAACCCGTTGACGCTGTGCCAATCGTCGGGCGGGCAGAGAGCCGGTGCCGTGCGAACGATCACGCCGTCGAGCGTCTCGATTGGTCGCTGCCACTCCGCAGCCTGCGAGTGGAAGTGCCCAGTGTGCCACTCACGAGACGGGCACTCGCTCCACTGGCGGGACGCTTCGAGCGCCATGATCTGCGGCAGCTTTCGCTTGGCTCGATGCCCGTGAGCGAAGCCCAGCAGATTGCGACCGTGCGTCAGATACTGCCGCCCGGTGAAGTCGGGCTTGATGGTCACTCGCTTGTGACCACGGAATCGCTCGTGCATGATCCGCTGGAACGTCCACGTCAGCACTTCGTCGTGGTTGCCGTTGACGATCACAACGTCGGTCGGCACCGTCTCAGACGACAGCGAGATGATTGCAAGCAGCGTATTGCAGCCCACCTCGATCATCTTCTGAAGCCGCCCGTCACGCTCCAGCGGTGTACCACTTGTGGTACTGCCGTCCGGTCGGTCGTAATGGAAGAGATCGCCAACGAAGGCAATCGTGCGTCTGGTGGGATTGTGGGCATTGCCCACCGACAGCAGCTGCGAGCCAGTGTCGCCCACCAGGCGGGCGGCGTGGTCAAGGTCGTAGTCATCGCCGCCGGTCGTGCCGGCCCATGCGTACTTGCCGAAGTGCGGATCGGCGACAACCAGCACCTGCCACAGTCCGTCACGCTTCGGCTTGGCATATACCTGTTTGGGTATAGCCCGCCGAATGTCCTTCTTCGCACCGTCAATCATCGCCGCCACGACTTCCCGTGTTGTCGGCCCGCCTTTCGGCTTGAGCCGCACGAACACACGATGCAGTTCGATGCTGCCGCCGTCGCCGTCGCCGCACTCCCACTTGGTCGCCTCGCTGGCGGCGATCTCAAAGCGGCTCATGTCTGCCTCGATGTGCCGCAGCAGATCTTCGACGGTCTTGATGCGTCGGCTCGTGGAGCGTGCTTCGAGCGTGCTGCCGTTCTGCGACTGCGTGACTTGCTCTGTGTCGGGGTTGGCAGCTGCGGCTTTTGCCACTTGATCCTTGGCGATGTCTAGCGCGACATCGTCTCTCAGGCTTTTTCGAGCCATGCAAGCACCCCCTGCGTGCCGACGTTGGAAATCCCACGAGCACGCATGTTGTTCGAGATCGACCGGGCGAGCGTCTTTTTGCGCGTGCCAAGCTCGCCGGACTGCCACGCTTTTTTGAGTGCTTGCAGTTCGTCGAGGTGCTTTGGATCGACTCGATCCCACCAGCAGGACGGACCATGCCGCACCTCAGACATCTCTCTGCGGACGTCTTCGAGCAGCCCGCCGCTTCGGCTTTTCGTCGTCACGAGTTCCCTCCTTTTTGCGCAGGTTGATCCACCCGTCATCGTCTGGGATGCCGCCGCCGGCGTTGTCCTCGTCGTCGTCCAACTCCGGCGGCAAGATCACCGCCTTTGCTGGTGGCTGCGGCGGCGTGTGCTTGGCGCGTCCCATGCCACCTAGCGTGGCAGCACTGTCAAGCGGATGGCGTGACCTTGCCCCACTTCCCCGCCGGGCACTCCTGATCCGCCCACGACAGCTTGCTGACGTAGCCCGCAGCCCGTGCCACCGGGCACCCGCACAGCTGGCAGGCGTTGTCCTTGAGATGCTCGCACGTCAGGCAGATGTCATGGCGTCGGATGATCTCGGCGTCATCGCACATGGGCAGCCCGGCGGCGACGTGCGAGGCGGCGGCGGATGCGAAGTTCTTGATCTTGGTCAAGAACGAGGGAGCGTCGGTGCGGGCGAGGTCGGGTAGTGGCGGTGGTGGCGGCTGCGGCTCATGGCCCGGCTTCGGCGTGCGTGGATACGCCGGGTGCTCCACGTCAATCGTCCGCTCGTCGCCGTCCTGCGAGACGACGCACGGCAGCACCTCGTCAAGCGTGTAGCCACGCTCGACGCAACGGGCTTCCAGGTGGGATTTGTTGCATTTAATCATGGGAGTGGGTTAAACGAAACGGATATAGAGCCTCCACGCGCAGCAAAACCGTAGCTACCGCCACCGCTTATCTGTAACGGAACTACAGACTGCAAATCTACTAATAATGCGCCGCTCGCAGAGACAGCTCCAATCGCTCCGCTACACGCCTCGTAAACACCCACACCGCCGCCAGAAAAGCCGACATTGCCAGGCGTCAATCCGGTGCGATCGCATGCCGTGCTAGCGGCTGTTCCAGTCGTGTTTACTTGCACCTTCACTGAAAACCGAACATCAGATCCAACAGTAAAAAACACAAGTATTATCTGAATTAGTGCGCCGCTTGACGCTGAAATCTGACCAACGTACGCGCAACGTGGCGTTGCACCGCTTACGCTACACACAAGCGAACCGAGGAATCTATTGTCCTTAGCAACAGACCCAGAGCCAGCCACCGACACTGAGTAAGACGCATCAGGGCATTCATAAGACGCAAAAGCAGTCTGATAAAAGCCTGCCGCCGTGCCCTGTGTCCCAATCGCAATGCTTCCAAGGTCGCACAGGTCGCACGGATTCGGGCTGCACGTCGTCCCCACCCCCTTGAACACCTTCCCCGGCCCCTGGCACTCAGACTGCGGTCTGGCCGTACACGTCGTGCCTTCGCAGCACGCGCCATCCGAGCAGCAACCGCAGTTGCCTGCGATCTTGCCGTCCTTGACGATCAGCGATCCGTTTTTGGTGGCGAGTGTCATGTGCAGGCCGTGGTATCAATCCACGCCAATCCGCCGTTGGCGGCGTGCGTGAGCACTTGCTGCTTCGACGCTGAGTAGCCCGTCAGGCTGTGCCAATCCCAGCCGACGAGCACCCACTCATCAGCAACATAAGCAATGAAGCAAACGGAGCCAGATAGCGTGGCGATGTAGTTCTTCGCCGTGTAGGTCGCACCAGAGACGACGGCATCAGTAACCGTTGTCGTGCTGCCTTTCGTCCATGTGCCAGTGAACGTGCCACGAATCAAGCCAGCCTGCATCCGAATCAGCGCCCACGTTGAATTCTTCCACAGCACATGAGCCCCAGACGCCTTGCCGAGATCCGCCGCCTTCAGCTGCACCACGCCACCCACAGCCACTCGCCCGACCTTCCCGCTCTCAATCGGCTCCACAGCGACGCACCACGCCGTCGTGGTCGCAGACGGCGTGCCGCCCTGCAAGACGGGCATTTCCTCGAAGGACGCCGTAGCACCGCCTGCCGACGACGTAGGCGTGATCTCGACTCCCGTGATTGCCAGTACGCCCCAGCGAGCGACGGTGGTGGACGCCTTTGCGTAGCACCATGTATACGGCTTGAGCACCGGCGAGCCGGGCACGCCTTCCGTGCCGGGATTGGCACCGAGCACCAGGTCAGCAGCGTCTTGCGCCCGATTCCACGCACGGGCACTTATCGCACCGCGTAGCGGCTGGCCCTGCTCTAGGCGTCCGTCTGGGCGAGGCATCAGGTTACCCCGATGCCGAGGGCCGAGAAGTTCGAGTCTTTGTAGACCTTGTTGACGTACACCGCCCTTGGCTTTTTCAGCAGCGAGCCGCTCGACACGGCGTCCTCATATCGCACCCACAGATACTCGTGACCTTTTTTTGAGATCCCCGTGATGTCGCCGATGGTCTCGCCAGTCACGTTTTTCGACGCTGCGAAACGGAACGAGAGCGACCACGGGCCGCTGCCCTTTTGGTCGTCCCACTCCTGCGATCCCGAGCAGCCGAGAAACAAAACCTCGCCCGCTTCAAAGCCACGGAACGCTGCGTTGTTCGTCGTGCCTGTCACGCCAGCCACGCCGCGAATCCAAGCACTCGTCACGTAGCTGCTCGGCACGTCGTACGATTCCTGCCACGACAACTGCGGAACGACAATGTCCACGCCGTTGACGCCGTTTGAATCGACGCCGATCGCCTTCTGCTGGTCGGGTGCGTTACTGCCGAAGCGAGACTCGGCTTCCGCCTGCGTCTTGTGTTGCGTCCCGCCGGTCGTGTCGAACGAGCGAGCACGCTTCAGCGGTGCGGTCGCGTCATCATCGGCACCCGTCTTCTCGTAGTTGATCGTCAGCTGCCAAGCCTCGTCGCCGAGGTATGAGACAGAGTAAGACTCTGCCATCAGCTGCACGCCCGGCACGCCTGGGTATTGCCAATACCTACCGTTCGCGCTCACCTCTGCGTTGATTGCAGAGTGCAGCGCCGTATCGTCGGCGGTGCCGAAGATCTTGTAGCTCTTCACGTACGACGACGCAGCCTTCTTGCCCTTGCGGACAATCGTCGCCTGCCGAGAGTCGCCGTCTTCTACCCAGACTAGGCTCATGCTGCCACTCCTGCTTGCCCCTGCTGCACAAGCTGACCAACACCCTTCGCCGTCTCTTCCGCAGCCTTCGCCGTGCGTTCCGCCAGCGACGAGCCAAAGCCCATGCCGCCGAGGTTCGCCGAGAACGTG